ATTTGTGGAGTTGAATTAGAAAAGCGATTTGGTCAATCACCAACTTGCAAGGATATGATACGACATCTTGTTGAGAAGGGCATAATAGAACCTAAGAGAGTAAGAAACTATATGATTATTGCTGACTTTGATAGAATGTTAGTAGGAAACAAAGGCAGTAGAACCTACACTTGGATGGACTTATCTATTAAATATAAGATAAGTGAAAGTCAAGCCCAGAACATAGTTTACAAGGAAAGAAAGAAAGCAATTCCATCTAATAATATAACATACTAAAAGTTTTGTAAGAAAATTAGGTAAAATTAATTTCTTTTAATTCTATTTTTGCACTTATGAACGAGAAATGGTATAACATTCAGAACAAGGCAGGTGAAACTGCTGACATTTATATCTTTGATGAGATAGGAACTTATGGTGTAACTGCACAGGAGTTCATTACTGACATTAAAGGATTAAAAGATATGCCTATCAATTTACGCATTAACAGTTTAGGTGGAGATGTGTTTGATGGTATGGCAATGTATAATGTAATCAAAAGGAGAGAGGCTAAAACTACAGTTTATATTGAGGGTATAGCAGCAAGTATTGCTACTATTATTGCTCTTGGTGCTGATGAGGTTGTTATGGCAGAAAACTCTTTATTTATGATACATAACGCTTGGGGTGGAACAATGGGTGAGTCAAAAGATATGAGAAAGACTGCTGACACTCTTGATAAAATCACAAGTGAACTTACAGACATTTATAGAAAAAAGACAGGACTATCTTATGATGCTCTTGCTGAGATGATGGATGAAGAAACTTGGCTAAATGCTAATGAAGCGTATGAGTTAGGATTTATTGACACTATCTCTGACTCTATTAAAGTGGCTGCAAAGTATGATGTTTCTAAATTTAAGAACATCACACAGGAAGAAATACAGAATAAATTAAGTATTAATATAAATAACAAAAAAATGACTAACGAGTTAAAAGAATGGTTTAACAACAAAGTTGAGGAGATTGTTACTGCTGTAAAAGGTGATGTAAAAGTTTCTGAAGATGTTGCTGAACAAACTATGATAACTGTTAATCTAGGAGATAATGATGAAATTATGAATAAAATTTCTGAGTTTGAAACTGGTAACATTGAATTATCAAACAAAATTTCTTTGTTAGAGGAAGAATTAGTTGCTTCAAAAGGAACTAACGAAACTTTAACATTAGAGGTTGAAGCGTTAAACGCTAAAATCAACAAAGCAGATGCTAAAGGTACTGAGATTGTAACTGAAGCAGACCCTGCAGTAGTTGAGAACAAAAAAGAAGATGCTAATGCAGGTTTTTACAATGCAATGGCTGACAGAATGAGAAATAAATTTAATAACTAAAAAAATAAATAAAAATGGCAAATGTAGCAAATAAAGGAACTTTCGCAACTTATTCAGGTGCGAACCTTAACGAAATATTTTATGAGCCAGTATTTAGAAGTGAGGACATTATGCGTAACTATAGAGTTATACCTAATGTAAAGCACAAAATGAATGTGTTTACTTCTGCTGCTCTTAAAAAAATATCACAAAAATACACAGGTTGTTCAGCAACAAGTGGTTCTACTCAATTTAACATTGATGAGAAAACAATTACTGCAGGTAGAATGAGAGTTGCTCTTGAGCAATGTACTGATGAGTTCTTTGGAACTTACATTGAAGAAATGTACAGAAATGGTGCTGATGTAATGAACATTGAAGGTACTCAATTAGCAGATGCGATTGTAAATCGTGCTGTAAAAGGTATTGCTTCTGATGTAGTAAGATTAGCATGGGGTGGAGATGACTCTACTGCAAACTATCAAGGTGTAACAGGATGGATGAAATTAATGGGAGATGATGCAACTGTATTGGCTGCAAGAACTGAGTATAGTGCAGTAGCACCTACAGCACCTACAGCAGCAGAATCACTTGGTATTTTAAGAAAAATGTATGATGATGCACCTGCAGCATTACAACAAGTTGCTGCTTCAGATAAGAAAATCTTTGTAACTCCTAAGACTTACAATGCTTACTTATCAAACTTAGAAGGTACTTCTGCAGATTTAGCAATAACTAACCAACAAGATGGTTTATTAGTTGTTAAGTTCAGAGGTGTTGAGATTGTTCCTATGTATGAGTGGGATACTATTTTAGCAGACTTAGACCCTGCAATGTTCCTAAGAGGAGGTGTTAATGGTACAGAAGGTGCTTGTTACTGTGCAGTTGATAACTTAATCATTGGTTCTGATGTAACTGATCCAGAAGGTTCTTTTAAAGTATTTTATGATGATTTAGAAGAAAAAATGTTCTTCAGAGGATACTACAAGTTAGGAGTACAATTCTTGTACCCTTCACTTGTTCAATGGGGAATCTTTTACTAAACAATAATGTAATAATAGAGGGGAGGCTAGTCCTCCTCTCTTAATTACTTTTAAATAACTAATAAAATAATAACAAAATGGCAATAGATAAAGGAATCGCAATTAGTTGTGCAGATTTACAGCAAATAGGAGGTATAAAGCATATATTGTTGAGAGATTGGAAAGCAGGTGATATTATCACTTATGATGATATAGATGATCATGCTATAAGTAGTATCAAAAAATCAGGACCTGCTAATGCAGATTGGTTTTTATATGAATTTAAAAGTCAAGAGGCTAACATGACTGTAAATGCAACTAAAGAGAATGGTTCTACTGCTTTTGAGTGTGGATTATCTTTTATGCTTCCTCAAATGGAAACTAAAAAGTTTGCAGAATTACAAAATATGCTAACTGACTGTATGATGGCTATAGCAGTAGATAATAATGGACACGCTTTTGTTTTAGGTGTTTCAAAGTTGTATAGAAACGAAAAGGTAGCAGAAAGAAGTCAAACATTTTTAAATGTTTCTACTATAGAGGGTGGTACGGGTAGTGCGTTTGATGATACTAATGGTCTTACTGTAAATTTAATGTGTAAGCAATATGAATTACCAAGAGAATATACAGGTACTATAGCATATTATACAGATGCTACTCCATCAACTACTTTTGCAGCAACTACAACATAATAACTTAAAAATAATAATAACATGGCAATAGCAGATGGATTAACAACAACTTGTACTAACATACAGTCAACTGGTGGGGTACAAACAGTCTTTATAAGAGAATGGAACTCTACAGGAAGCCCTGACCAAATAGCAACATTAGGAACAGGAACTATTACATCAATAGCAGATAGTGGAGGTTCAACATCCACTTGGGGTGTTTATGAAACTAAAATAGAAACTCCTGTTTTAAGTGTAACTGGTGCTTCTGTTGGAAACGCAAATACTTATGAGTGTAATTTAACTTTCAATCTTCCTCAACTAGATTTAGCAAGAAGAAATAGTATAACTGATTTACAAGGTAAATGTTTACAAGTAATGATGTTAGATACTAATGGTACTTATTTTGTAATAGGAATTAGTGGAACTTTAACAGGTGGTGATGGTGGATTAGATTTGGCTGTAGCATCACATATCGGAACAAGACCACAAACTTTCGCAAGATTAAGTGCTGTAGAAGGTGGAACAGGTGCTGCGTTTTCTGATGAAACAGGACTTAATGTTACTTTAACTTGTACTCAATATGAGTTACCAAGAACTTATGTAGCATCAGGTGCAGCAGTTTCAATTAGTGCAACAGGACTAGTAGCAACTGTATCATAAATAACTAAAGGTATAGAAGTAGGTTGAACTTTGTTCGTAAAAAGTTTATAACATTACCCTATTAATATCTTTTGGTAAATTATGTGTGGATGTTCAGAAAATAAAATAAATTTAAGCAGTATTAAAATATATACATTTATGGGTACTTATAAAGCAAAATTTGAATCAGGTGTATCAGTTAAAAATGGTTTCATAATTGAATGGGCTGTCGCTACTCAAGAGGTTTTGGCACACGCTTATGAAGAATTAGGAATGACTGATGTAATAGAGAAAATATCAACTACAAAAACTAAAGATGAGCCAAAGAAAGCAACCAAAAAGAAAAAGTCAGGTAAAGAATCTTCAGACTCAAAAGAGTAATACTTTTGAATTTGGAGTTTTTAATTTAGCAATTCCTGAACATATTGAAGAACCTTTAGATTTAGCAAAAGTAAGAACTAAGTTTATCCCTTTTGGTACTAATAATCTATTCCCTCAGTACTTAGCAGAATTAAAGCGAAAATCTTCTACTCATAGAAGTGTGTTAGCACAGAA